GTCGTTATGTGCAAACTCAGGCGAAACAGCCAAAGTGTTAGAAGAAAACGGCCCTATGACTGAAGACAAAGTTGCCTTGTCAACATTAAACTCGTCCACATTAGATGTGATGTACATTCTCTGCGGTGGATCAACGATGGTAGGCTTGGAAAAGCCATAAAACCTAGCCAAACGAGCTGCCTGACCCAAAAACCAAGCAGGAGGACCTGCGATGGAAGAAAGGGAAGGTATGCCTTTAGCCAGATAAGAAAGAGCCATTCCAGCAGAATTCAAAGCAGAACTAAATGGACGACTCTCCTGGTTAAACTCTTGAGTGACGGGAGAAACCTTCTTTCCCGATTGCAACACGAGGAAATCAACCTCATCTGGTACGGCGCCAATAAGCTCCAGGTCTTCCAGGTGCATGTAAATTTTGATGGTGGGTGAATTTGTTCCAGAACCAGAAGTGACGGGAAGTAAAGGCATGACAGAAGCCCTGCCATATTCTGTGTCATTAGTCATGAGCGACATAAACTCACTCGTGTTGAGCCAGGGAATTTTGAGAACGGACATGGTCGTAACGGCCACATCCATGAGAACATGTGGAATGTTGGTTTGCATACCCAAAACGATACCACGAGGAGTCAAACCTTTTGTCGGGTAAGGAACTTCAGCTGTGGGACCATACTGCCAATTGGCTACAAGAACCCCCTGATGAAAAGGGGTAGTGGCCAGTTGAAAAGTAAATACCATGCTGAAACGGACACCATAAACACCCTTAAGACGCGCATAACCCTCAGGAAACACACTACTAAAAATGGTGTCAGGGTCAAAGTAAGCTGTCCAAACGGGCGCTTGGCCCGTTGGGACAGTTGTACTAAACACTATACGCGGTCGAGTAAAATAGTCAGTCAAATTCTGTAAGTCTGGCTGGAGAGGAGCTAACTTTGGATGGTAGTAATGCGCACCCAATACCTCAACCTGCTGGCAAGCTTCTGACTCAAAAGTTGTCACGCCGGTACTCTCAGTCGCTGCCTGAATTGTAAGCGACATAATCTCCGAACAATCTTCAACGGAATCACGTTCCGGAACTGGTGTTGGTTCTTTGTTAGATGTAGCAAGGCAAAATACCTTCTTCAAGACAACCTCAAATCTTGAAGACGCATCCGTCTTCTCTGGGCTTAGGCCGCCCTGAGTAGTAAGCCTAAAAAGGCAGGCCACGCTAGCTGGTTCCTGTCCACGCGCAACTTTGAGTAGGATGAGCGATTTGCGTTATGCGCGTGCGTGTATTACCCAGCTAGTACCATTCATCTGTGCGTCGCAGGACAGCAGCCAAATAATGCCTGCGTTCTGGTATGCACTTTGGCTCAGCATCATGATGTCTGAGTCTTTCAACAATCTTCTTTGCATATTCCTCCCAAAGTTGGGGCTTATGCATCGCGAGCTCCTCGAGAGCGTTCTCCAAATCATCAACAATGATCTTCTTCTTCAACTTGTAATTCTTGCACCAGTAGGCAGTGTAAAGGAAACTCGAAAGCTCCAAAGGGCAAAACCAATGCCCTGCCTCAAATCGAAAGGATCTCTTCAGAAACGTAACCTCCGAAATTGTCATGCGCTCCTTGAATTCGCCAGACTTGTCCCCAGGTGTGTATTTAACTTGGAACTCCTTCGCCAAAGCTTCTGAAACAGTTTTTTGATTATAGTCATCCCCAATTTCCTCAGAAACGTTCACAACATTGTCATCACCATACGTCACGGGCGAAACGTTGTTCCAAAAACCCTTCCAGTCGCCTGTCAAACTGATGTAAGCCCCAACAAGCAGCACCAAGCTGTATATGGAGTTCACGATCGTGGTAAAAGGATGCCCACTCGGTAGCGATTTGTTCCACTGGTACACATGTCTCTGGTCGTACCCAGTCCCCCCGATGTGCCTGGAGTGGACAAGTTCCAACCAAAGGATCCTCCGCACTCGGGCATTGACCACACCGTCATCATACCAGGAGTTTATAATCTCCAGGATCTTATCGTGAATGCAGGGTTGCTCGGACGAGTCAAATGCCTTGAAGTCACCATCAAAAACGTGATCACCGTGCACA